TCAAGATCTCTCCAGTTAGGTATTAGGAAAGGAGATACCGTGGCAAATGATGAGTCGTATTTTTTACCTGCCCTAGTTTTATCTCTTAGAATTTTCCTGATTTTTTGAGATACCCCAATAGTAGGAATGAAAAGTTGAATTGCAGGATCACCATTTTTGGGTGTTAATTGAAAATAACCATTTTCATGGTCATAATATGTTTTAAGTTTTGGATCTAATGAAAAATTAGAAAGAACTCCTGACGTCAATTCAATCTCTGAAGGAATCGGGCAATCTTCTTTAGTGCATTTATTTTGAATAGGAATAAATATTCTGTTTTCCCCTTTAACAAAAGTCAAATCACGAATTGCCATAAAAATATAAAATCTATCTTCCTGATAAATATCTTGGAAATTCAAGACCCCTCCTTTCCATCTAAAAGAAGAGCATTTAGAAATTATATGATTTATTTTATCGTCTATATCTATGGGATCATTTTCATCTATTGTTGAGAAATGACGAATTTCTGAAACCTCCGCTGATCTAATAGAAAGCTCTGTTTCTTCCGGATATCCAAAACCCTGAGAGGGTAAATTTTCTAGAGGTAATTTTTTCCAGGGGGATTCCATGGCCAGTTCAGAAAGACTCTCTTCGACAAAGGACGCCTTTCCTAGTGATTTTGGAATTTCCTGTTGGGGAGGGGTTAATTCCTCATAGTTTAATCCGCTTTCTTTCTCTCTTTCAGAGAGCTTTGAAAGCATTTCGTTTTCAAAAGTATTTTCCATAAAAACAATTCTATTTTATCTATCCTTACTTGTAGTAGGAGGTTTAAAATAAAATTCGGGGTGAGAGTCTAAGATTTTTTGGCTTTATTTAAATGTCTCGTAAGTAAGATATATGATAACCAAAAACATCCTGAAATTGAATAAAAAACGATATCTGCAACCCAATATGAACCAGTTAAATCCATGATTAACTTGAATAAAGCGTCGTAACCAAATGGGAGAAAGAACATCGCTAACATTAGAGACGTATCTCTGAAAAGGATCATCCTTTTCTCCTTCTTCTTGTATTTCTCTAGATTCTTTATCACCTTCGTCCATGCTTGGATAATGTTCTCCTTCTTTACAAAAAATCAATAAAAAAGGCTTATTGGTAGATAAGCCTTTTATATATTCGAACGTAAAGTTTTTAATTGAATGTGTCTTCGAAGTAGTCAGCTCTGAATGATATGTTTATATCATAAAGTCTATTTCCACCTCCCTCATATTGTAGAGGAATAGCTGTAATCGCTTCTATCGGGAAGCAATTTAAAAATTTAACTCTTCTAAAAACATCTCCTTGTTTATTGAACATACTTACTAAAACGTATGTGTTAGCTGCATAAGTACTTTTAATTCCCATAGCACCTGTTAGAGGATTATAAACTAAATCTGACCATTCTCTCAATGTCTTGTGAACATAGTTAGAATTATTGTCATCTAGATTTGTGTGGAATTGTAATCTAATTCTAGCACCAGTATCCTCTACTGCTCCACCTGCATATCTTCTTCTTGCAAATTTGTAGTTTTGTTCTACAGGTCTTGGTGTTTTATCTACCTCCAATCCTGTGATAGAGATGATATTTTCAACCAAAAGTGATCTACCTGCATTTCCCACAGGGTTTGAAACTGCTGCAGGGGGTTGGATTATAACCTCAAACTGGTTTAAATAAACCGGTTCATATAGGCTTACTGCTGCTTTTGAACTCGTAAAATGTGGTAGTCCTGCCATTTTTTATTTAATTATTATAAAAATACGTCATCAAAGTAATCTACTGCCCACTGAGCTCTCAAACTAAATATCTGAGTGTTAGTGTAGTTAAGATCCATAGGTGTTAAACTTGCCATAAGAAAGCAGTCTTTACATGTGATTCTTCTAAAAACGTCACCTGCCTTATTAAATGCACTAATTACTATGGTACCAGTATAATCTCTTTTCAAACCCTGAGCTCCCGTAAGTGGATTGTAAATTAAATCCGCCCACTGTCTCATTGTTTTAAAAACGTACATTGAATTATTTTCGTCTAGGTTTACCTCAAAGTTGATCGTTAGATCAAATCCAGTTTGGCTAGGTTTTGCCCCGGAGTAATATCTCTTAGCATTTTTATATTGCTGAGCTATTTCTCCTGGATTCTGATCAACACCCAATCCTTCTACACTTTTTACGTGCTCTAAAAGAATGTTGCCATTATTAGGATTTCCCTGAGGGGGAACTACGGAAGCAGGTGGAGTAATAACAACTTCAAACTGATTCGTATAGATCGGTTCAAATTTGTTTACTGCTGCTTTCGAAGACGTATAATGTGGTAATCCTGCCATTTTTTATTTTATATATTTCCTCTTTTCTGTATTCATCAAATTAACTGAATTGGATGAAACCTCCAGAAGCAATACCACCAGTTCTTGTAACAGTTACTCTGTTGATAAACTTATGAATACCTCTAGCAGGTTCGAGAATGATATCGATAATTCCTAAGTTTTGATCTATGATAGCAGGAGTATTATTAGAAGAATCCATAATAGTTAAGTAGTTATAGATACCTCCAACGTTTTTAACGCCGCTTAAGTAATTGTCTACGATAGTTTTAATTTCAAGTCTGATTGAATCTTCGTTAAAATCAAATACGTAATTCGAAAGAATATCCTCAACACTTTCTTCAAGAGTAATTAGAAGATCTCTAACGTGCAAGTTATTAAATGCTGAGTTAGTTCTTTGATATCCTGTTTGGTTACCAAATATTACCAATCCAATATTTCTCTTTCTGATGATTGGGTTGAATCCAAAGGGTTCTAAGAAATCTCTATCATCCTGAGAGAAATCATATTCAAGTCCAACTAAGTTAGATCCTGAAAGTACCCCTCTTTTTTGACCAGCTACGATAGAATAAGGTTCTCCAGTAACAAATTTTCTAATGAAATTATTACTTACGTGTGCAGCTGGAGGAATATTAAAGTTTTTACCATTTTCTCTTATAGTTAAGAAAGGTCCAAACACACCGCAGAATTTAGCTCCACTATCTTCATCAGGTAAAGTGAATCTGAATGAAGGATTTAGTTCTAAGTTTCCGCCCTCTGCAATATACTTTGCTCTTAGTAAAGGAGCTGGTTCTGTTGCTGAAGGTGCGTCAGTAAATCTTGGATCTATTGAATCCTTAAATTTCTCCATTGAAGGAGCATTAATAATTGCAAGACATTTCTGTCTATCTTTAGCTAATTTAGCTAGTTGATGTTTGGAGTTAGTTTGAATTTGTCCATCAAACGTATCAACAACATATCTGAAAGTGATAATATTTCTATCAGCAAGTGTTTTAGAAATATTGGTTGTGGTTAAAACGTCCAAGATTTCGTCTAATCTGTCATCAGATCCGTTAGGCTTGTGAGAGGTTTTAAGCTGGAAGCCGGGAAGATATGAAATCTTGTAGGTTTCCACGAATTGATGTATCGGTCTAAACTTATTCACTCTTGCGTTAGCTCCGGAGTAAAGAAGAATAGGTCTATCCGTTTTCACGTAAATTGTGTAGTTTCCAGGTGATCCAGGAACTGCTACTTTCTTAGATTCTATAATTCTTGTTAATCTGTTAAGTTTATTACCAACTGCGTTTTCAAATTGATCAACGTCCTGTGATACTAGGAGATCACCTACTTTAAGAGATGTTGCAGCTACTTCAGTAACTGATACTTCCACCTGGTTTGTTGAAATAACCGAGATTACATTAACAAATTGATTTAGGTTTCCTGCAATTGATACGATGTTTACTTCATCAGAGTCTACAGTATCTGATGATCCTGTTGAGGAAGTTTTATAACTTACACCCAATGAAACCGCTGCTTCTTCTGTTGTGAAATCAGCATCAACGTAGGATTTCATTTCAACTGTTTCAAATCCGTCTCTGTCTACAGAGTTTTCAAATTTAAGATATTGAACTGATGATCCGTCATATGCTTTGTAAATTACGTCTCCGTCGCTAATTAATCCATTTTTATGATCTAAGAAAAGTTTAGATTCAGCATAACCGAAGTATGTGTAGTTTCCTAATGTCTGTGGATTAATAGGAGTTGGACTTCCAAGAGGTCCAGGACTTGTTTCAATTGGATCAAATCTATCAAAGTAATCTGCTTTACAGAATTGATAGTGGCTTCCTCCTATGTTTGTTCTATAATAAGGAGAAACTAAAGGAGAAGCAGCTTTAAATAAAGGATGTGACCATTTAATTCTAAGTTGTACGTTTCCAGGAGAAACTGTTACCTCTTTTACTTCCTCAACCTTTAATTTAACTATGTCATTGGCAGAGAAAGCTTTTTTAGCTTCAACATTCCCTGAAATATTTCCAGTAACTTTACCAATAATGAATTTAGATGCTGGAGATGTTGCAGTAACTGCCAAGAAATTTTTTAGTGCGTTTTTTCTGCTAGTTGCATCTGCACCTAAGAAATTTGTTTGCAAATATGGTAATCCAGAATCAAGATTTGTAGAGCTATATGCTGCAAAATCTTCTTCAAATACTCCATCAACACTAGGTGAGCCGAAGGCATCAACAAATGTTGTTCCGATTTCAATAAGATCTGAATAAGGGCTATCAAGATCTGTTATGGTGTTAGAATTTTGAGTGTATGTAAAATCTGCAGTTAGCGGAGAACTATAACTTAAGAAATCTATTTCGTTGATTTCAGGATTAGCTGGATTTAAAGCACCCGTTAGGTGATGGCCAACTAAATCTATATAAGAGTAATCTCCTGATGATAAATCATCTAAAGCCTCTTCATTTACTGCACAAAGTACTCCTGTTTGTCCTACTTGATTGTTAATTAATGTCTTAATGTATTGTGTGATTCCGTTTTGATCAACAAAATCTGGAATCAAGCATCCAGTTACAGTTAGAACCACGTTTACTTCTTTCAGAGCCAAGAAATTGTCAATCTGAGCTTTTACGAATCCCTTTGATGTGAAATATGAGGAGTAAATAGGATCTAAAGAAAGTTCTTGATATTTAGTCCAATTTCCGCTTACTACGATAACATCTACAAAGTAATCTGAAATGTAATCATAAGGATTCATGAAGTTTGGAACATTGCTAGCTCCAAAATATTCTTGAGCTGTGATATCAAATCCTTTAATAGGAAGTCTAGCATCCAAAGATTTCTTTACAATAACACTTACTGGGTTTTGGCTTAAGTTAACCAGACTGAACAATTTAGATTGCTCAGTTACATCTATTGTGGCAAGAAGCATGTTTGGATCTGGGAACCAAAACTTTTCTTTGTTATAATAAGAAGAAACCAATTTATCCTGCTTAGGAAGATTTGCATTTACCTTCGTGTACTCATCAGTTGAGTTAGTTCCGTTAGATTCTGCAGTGTCAACAGAAAAAGTTCTATATCTAGCTACATCAGCTCCGTTAGCAACATCTGGATCGTCACTTGTTGTGACTGAATTGTTCAACTTTAAAAGATTAAGGGCAAAAACAGGTCCGCTGTTTAAGCATGTGAATATTGATCGATGGAAGAACGATCCCTTTTTTTCTAAAGCTCTATCGATATCACCGAAAACTTTAATAGCTGTCTGAACGTCTGGCACATAAACTGGAGTGTTGAATGGGCCCTTGTTTGAAAATCCAACCACTAATCTTACTGTCTGTGGATTTACTACAATATTTTCAGAAGCATCAAATTCTAAGGTATAGACACCAGAACTTTTAAAAACGGATAGATCCAGAGTTAACTTCTTTGCCATTTTGTATTTTTTACTTGTATATATCTTTTCGAGGTGAGAACTTCGGGAGTCCTGCTCTTAATCTATATATCAAAAAAATACCTAAAAGAAGTCCTTGAAAACATTGTATGTTTCCATTTCTCTACTAGCAGCGTCACCTTGAATTCCAGTTTCTCCGGTTTCTGCTAGTTTTTTATTTATCGCAATTTTGTATTTTTCCGAAATTGAATCGAAAACATCCATTACTAAATACATAAAATCTTGATATTCAAATACAGAATTGGCATTTACCAATGTCATGGCTATATCATCATTTCCAATTTGACTCTGATAAATTCCCTTGCTAGTTTCCCCAAAATTGCTTAATTCTAGAATTGTAGTGATCTCTGTGGGGATAATTTTTGAGTTTCTTGTATTAATTTTTAAGTCCTCACAGTATTTTTCTTTGGTTTTAGGTGTTACTTTAACTCCGGTTTTAAGTTGCTTGGAGCTTTCTGTATGCTTGGTATAGACAAACATTTCAGAAAAAAGCTTCTCTCCCGTAAGCAATTTTTCAATTAAATATTCTCCCCTGTAGTCAACTTCAACAACCAATTTTATTTGTTCCGGATTAAAAACATCAGCGCATAATATTTCTAAAAAAACCTTAAGTTCCTCTATTTGAATAGTATTTGATCTGAATATCCCGACCTGTAGCAACGAAAAAAAGTCAGATTCGTCTTCAAAAAATTTCTTTTCCTCTATTAAGACAAGAGGTTTAGGAGAAACCTTAAGAATATTAACAACACTGTAATCCCCACCACCTCCCGCTGCGGTGTCTACAGAAATTACAAATCTCTTATTTTCTCCCTCTTCCCAAAGATTTGTTGGGTCAAAATTTGGATGCCAAGTTAAATTTTGATAATCTATAATTGAATTTTGAAACGGCAACAGCTCCTTGTGCACAAATTTAACCTCTGTTTTTTTGAGCTTTTTCAATGTGTATGAATCTAAAAGCAACTTAGAAGAGCTTAGAAATTGATTTCCATACTCCTGGTTAAAATCTTCTTCCGATCCGAGGTTAGCAATTTCTTTCTTTCTCCACTCTTCGTCCCTTCCAGGAACCTGCCACCAATCAACTCTTATAGGATTGAATTCATTCTCCCCGTCAATAGCAGACTTATAGATTTCATAAAATTTGTTCATTCCGTTAGGGGTGGAAGTGATAATAATTCTGGAAATCTTTGAAGAAGATATGGTAGGATATACAGATTTAAAGAACTGACCTATGAAATTAGGATTGATATGGGCAAACTCGTCCATATATAAAAAGTGAACCGTAAAACCGATAGATGATTGCTTGGTTGTTGTTTTTGCCATAATCCTACAACCATTATCAAATTTCATGGTCATAACGTTATAAACTAAAATTCCAGGCTTTAAAAAGAACGGGAGACCCTTCATAATGATCTTAATCTTATCCATCAATTCTGTTGCAGTGTCTCCAATGTTTGCCAAAATCATGGCGTTTTTGTCATAATTAAAAAGCAAATACCACAGCAAGAATATAGATGACGTAACAGTTTTACCGCTTTGTCTGGGGCTTAGGAAGATATTAAATCTGTGTTTTTGATATTGACTAAGAATTTGTTCTTGATAATCACGAAGTGTTATCTTTCGAATACCCTCGTCCGTCATCGCGTTACAATAAGTGTTAGCAAAATAAATAACATCAGAAGCACACCTCTTCATTTCTGCTACCTCCCATTCAGTATATTCATAAAGAACCCCTCCTCTTCTGAGCTCCGGGTCATTTTCATGGAATGGATTATCAACGTCTTTAAAATCTATGCCCTTTTCGTCTGCGTTTTTGATAATTTCTTCAACTCTTGCAGACGTCCAATAATTACTTTGTATTTTTTCTTCAGCTGCCATAATTAAAATAGATCTTCATCTAATTCTATTTTAGTTTCATCTTCGATCTGTTTCTTTAATTCGTTTTCTGGGGTAATTAAATCCTTCATCTTCGGGTCTATCAAATTGCTTTCAACTTCTTCCACAACCTGAGCTTTTTTAACTATTACCTCGGTTTTAATCACGCTTTGAAGTCCTTCCATAAATCCTTTATTACCCCTAACCTTTACTGTTCCTCCTTCACCCCCCAATCCAGGAATGATTACTTCATTCCCATCACCATCAAACATGACAGGTTGTTTGGTGTTATCCTGAAGCTTAGCTTCATTGTTCAAATTCTTATATGTTTTTTCCATGTCTGCCAGATAAGCCTGAAATTTTGCAGGCATTTGCATCAATTGGTTTTGCATTTGAGCTAACACCTCAAAGTTTCTTGCTTGATATTGACCCCCTGCGTCTATCTCGTCTAACATTTTAGTCACTGCATGTTGAGCGGTTCTGATCTGAAAAGCCATAGTGGAAATACTCAGTGCATCAACTTTTGCTCTGAATGAAATATAATCTTTCTCATCGATTATATCGCTATCCATATAAAATTTAATTAACGAGTTTAGAATACTTTTTGCTTCAGTTTCAACCTCAGTTTTCAAAGAGTCAAAATTCATAACTCTTGATGGCTTCATTGGTGGAATATCAGGAGCAGTTAAACCATCAAGGGTTTCGTTGTTAAAGATTAGATCCTCTAATTCCTGCTTTTTCTTGAGAGCTTGTTCCTTGGTAATAGGTGATCCTTCCTTGTTTTTAGGCGGTCTTCTTGGCATAGTTATCTGTTTTTAGCAATTTTAGGTAGCTTCAATACCGGTTTAGCATTATCTATAATAACTGCTAACTGAGAATCCCCTACAACATTCTGATTCAAGATTGCAGATTGCTTTTCTTTTTCGATCATGTTTTGGAAAATTCTCAAATTGGTTAATAAAAGCGGACTCCCTAATACTTTGTATGCATTATTATCAGTTTTCCAAGTTTCTTTCTGGTTATCTAATTCAATATCTGAAGGTATATTATAAGTGTATTTTTCAGTGATTACACCCTCTTTATTATGAATTAATCCAAGATCAGAAGTTTGAGCTTCTGGATTTTCTGGGTCATAAAGCATTTTCCAAACGTTTATGGAGTATTGTTTAAATATATTCGAAAAGTTAAATACAAATCCATACCAATCTTCGAGCGATGGTATTAATTGTCCTAATGAAGATGTTGTTCCAGCACCAAAAGGTGAAAGTATCTCTAAATCATTAATCAGAATTCTAAAAGAACCTGTTTGTATGTAACTAGTGCTTGTTTCTGTTTCATTGGATCCAGACCAGATCATTTGTATCCAAATTCCTTGATTGTTCTTCCTTCCATGAATCAATGTTCTGGCTTGTGCTTTTTGCATTTTCCATGTGGAAATTGACGAAGTTATAGCAGCTCCATTATCTTTTACTGTAAATCTGTATACATCTGGAATACCTACTATTTTGAACCCTCCGCTTCTAGATCCATCCGCAATCACAGAAACATATCCTTCTGGATTACTCCCCATACTCAATTTGTGTGCTATAGGATATGTTGAATATGTGATTAATCCATCTTCCTGTGTGTATGAAGTTATAGATATTTTGGAAGCGGGTTTATTAACAAGTTTTGTTTTATCTATATAGTTTTTCATTTTAAACCAGCAGGTGAATGATATTTCTTCATTCTCTTCCAAAACAGGTAATGATTTATATCTAATAGCTTGTCTTTGCTCATCAGTTTTAGCTGTAGATGTTGGATCTTCGTATAAAAATCTTTCTAGATCGTAATAACTATTGAATACTATTGTCCAGTTATTATTTAGATCATATTCTATAATTGGAAGATACTGATCTATGTATGCTCTAGTTGGGTCTTCGTTTCTTCTTTGTGACGAAACAAAATATTGTTGGGGTTTTACTGTTTTTTCTATTTCCTCCTGAGTTTCCTCCCCAAAAAGATCCTGTGTGTTTACGGTGTAATCTAGGAGCTCTTTTTCTGCTTCCTTGTTAATAAATTGGGTATTTTTCTTTACCTCATATTTCATCAATTGGCATTTGAAGAAAACTGGATATAAATTAAAATCCCTGTGCAAATAAGTTGACTCAATTTGATAGATTCTGTTTGTTAATGGGAAAAATATAATATCCCTTTTTCTTGGCTGTGCACCCTTTCCAAAAATCCCCTCAAAATATTTTCTGTCAATATGAACTTCTAAAGGCTGTACAAATTGAATTCCAAAAGTGTCATAAATTGGTTTATTGTCCGGAAAATTGTTACCCGGAACCATTACTTTAACACACTTTTCATCAACAACATCGAAGAGACTGTATTCTCGGAGAACTACATCCTTTCCCCTTCCGTTTGGTTGTACTGAGTAATAATTTACCTCGTGCCCAAAAAGAACATTTACTGTTTTACTTAAATCCTGATAAACATTTATTCCACGATTTACATCATAAGGCTTAAATACTTTATCTGGATCGCAATCATCATTAAAAATGATAGATCTTGTGTACATTTCCTTGGAACAGAGAACTGCAGGTTTTACTATTAGATCTCTATAATCAGGTACAAAATACTCTAAATCCAGATCAAAATTTTCTATTTCAATTACAGGATTTAATTGGGATCCTTCCGAAAGGTGTGGGCTTGCATCTTCGTCAGAAAATGCGGTAAACTTGAATTCTAAATATAATTTATTATCTGGGTTTAAATCCAAAGCATTGGTATTTTCTTCGGTTAATTCTATCCATAGAGACCAATTGCTATTATTTAAGCTCCATCTAAATTCTTTTTTAAGATACCTAGAAGCGCCCGATTCCCCGGTGGCCTCTATAATCCATCCCTTAAACTTTTTAACGTCGCTAAATGCTTCGCTGTAGTTAATAATTCTGTAGTTTCCAATGCTGGAAAAAATAATCGGGTCTGTCATTTCTCATATATATCGGTGAATAAAATCTAGGTATGGGATTAAAAGATCTTAAAGAAATGATTAATAAATTCAGTTTTGCTCAGATGACCTCTAATTCGAACGGGAAAACTTCTGCTAGCGGGACTATGGGTGTGCTAATATGTACCATCGGTAGCATATCTTTCCTTTATGGTTCATTAATAAAGGACACTGACATTTTACTTCAGTCTGTTGTTTTTACTGGAATTGGTGCAGGACTTCTTGGATATAGAAAGTCTCAGGATCCATCCAAAGGAACAGAGATCACAGATATTGTACAGGATCAGCCTCTAAATTCCTAATTATTTAATTGTGGTTTGGGAAAGAGTTGTAAACCCTTTTAGAATGGCTGAATTATCAGGTGGGACTACTCCTAATTCGGTTTTTAATTTGATCCCTCCCTGCATTAGATTTCCTCTAAACCTTTCTGTCGAGAGATCTAGTTGTGGTAAATATGTCTCAGCATTAACGTTGATCGATAAGGTAATTCCTTCTCCTCCAGTACTTCCATAGCTAAAATTAAAAACGTTTGGAGCTTTATCTGGCAATTGATCAGCCAATGATGCTTGAACTGGAACTCTAAATCCGTTATATTCAAAATAATAAATAAAGTTTTTGAATAGAACCTCTATAGTTCTAGCCTGAATTTTTAGAGCATCCGTCGTAGTATCAACCTTAATTTTAAGTGAAAATGTTGCATCAATTGGTATTGGTGACAGATAAGCAGAATAAGCTTTTATCTCAGATCCTCCAGATTCCTGAACGATTTCTTTCTCATATGTACCCCTCACATACTTATTTGTTGATGATGATGTTGTGATCCTAGAACTTTGATATTCTAAAATTCCCCTTGGAATAACATCATAGTTACCCTCTGCAAATAGAGGATTTCCGTCACAGTCACCATAATTCAAATAAAAATCTTGTAAAAATGATTCATCTCCTGCTAAAGAATAAAAGAAGGGGATATAGATCTCTTGGATTTTTCCGGAACTAGTTGTCTGATAAAACGTAATTTTTTCATTTAGGGATTTTAGCATCCCAATAATTAATCCTCTGAAAAAAACGTCATCGCTATTAAATTTATCTAAAAAATTCATGCTAATTCTATATTTCTACTGGTCTCCACAGGAACAGTTTTAAGTGGTATATCTATGTATTTGAACTTTATATACTGGTTTTTCTGGTTTCTATACTTGGGATGTTCAAAAGACTCTGTTTTGTATACTTCATCCGTTATTTGATAAACGTCTAAAGTAAATTCGTCTCTTAAATATTTTTTACCTCTCTCAGCAGAAACTGGATTTTCGAATTTATAGACATGAAACTCTATAATCGGTAGTGGAGATAGGTATTTCTTGACACTTTTAGAAACGAAGAAATACGTGAACCTCTCAAGGTCATTTCTTGATGTGATAGCCATGTTCCTATATATTTGAAAGGACTATACCTTCTCTATTAAAAGATCAGAGAAGTTGTTTCTTTTCTGAATTTCTATCTTGTAATCGAAAATTTCGGTAGGCATTGGAGCGTGATTGATCACAAAAACATTAAGTCCGTGGTCATCACAAACTTTTCTGAGGGTGTTTAGAATCGTGTAAACCCCGTCCGGATCTACAGAACTAAAAATTTCATCCAAAAATAGAAGATTTATGCTACTGAATCTTATTTTCATCAGCTTTATAACGGAAAGAAGTACAGCAAAATCAACTTTCTTCATTTCTCCGGTGCTTAAAGTTGAAATTGATATATCCTCACCCATATGGATGATAGAAGCATTAAAATCCTCGTCAAAGGTAACTGTATATGAAAGATGCAGGGATTGCATTAATTCCGCTATATGGTTATTTAAAGAAGGAAGAATGGTTTTAAGCGCTAGTTGCTTGATTCCTTTTTCCCCTAGGATTTCCTCTATCTTCTTAAGCCACTCACTTTTTTTATCCTCCTTAGATTTTTCTTCGGTAAATCCCTGGATATTGTTTCTTGTCTCCTCTGCTATTTTTTTAAGAGAATCTATTCCATCCGAGGAAGCACCGGATTTTAGTTTTTTTAGTTCTTCTTTTGCAGAGTTTATGTTGACTATAATCTTGTTACCTTTGGTGTTTATTTCCTCTCTTTCCTTTCTTAGATTTGCTTCTTTGGAAGAGCAATCATCATAATTTTTTTGAGCATCTAGAATTTCTTTTTTAAAATCATCGATCTGTTTAAGTAGTCCATCTTTTATTCCCTGATGAAAAATACTAGAAAGATCTGAAGCGCATGTCGGGCATTTATCGTTATTATAAAGTCTCATCTTTTCTTCCACTCCTCTTAACGATCCCTTAGACTCTGTTAATATCTTGTATGCTTTTCTGGTTTCCCCCTGGAGATCTGATTCTAATCTCGAAAATTCAGAGGTTTTTGTTTTGTGTATTTCTAATAGCTGGTTGTATTTGGAAATTTTATCCTCCAAATCACTTATCTTATCCTTAGAAACCTCTAGAATCTTTTTAGAAAGAACATCCATTTCTTCCTGTGTTCTGCTAAGTGTTTTAGAAAGAGAATCAACTTCCCCCGAAATCCTGATCAAATTTTCTCGAATGGATTTAGTTTCTTCCTTCAGAAGATCCCTCATTTCGTTGATCACATAAAATCCGAATATTTTATCAATGATGGATTTTTTATCCGACGGAGACATTTTAAGGAAGCTCTTAAAATCATTAATTGATAAAGAAATTGTATTGTTAAAAACGTAGTTAGGAATTTGGATTATATCATCGGTTAAATAGTCCTGTACTGACCTAGAACCAGCCTTATCATATAATGATCCATTAACATATAGGTTAAAAATTGAGGGATCTAAACCTCTCTCAACTGAATATTCCTCCCCATTTACTAAGAAAGTTATTTTCACCCAAGCATTTCCGTTAATTCTATTAGGAATATCCTTTAGTTTTTTCCCGTCGAGTTTACCATAAAGACCGAAAGTTATAACGTCGGATATTGTGGATTTACCTGCTCCGTTTTCTCCTACTACTAAATATAATCCAGGGTTATCCCCGAAAGTTAGAGATTGTATTTTATTTCCATAGGAAGCAAAATTTCTCCATTCTATTTTTGATAATCTCATTCTTTTTCCTCTTTGTGAGCTATTCTATTATAGAGAACTTTTATTGTTTTTTTCATTCTCTCCTTAACTTCGTCTGGTTCATCCAAAGCACCGATATATTGATCAGCAAAATCTATAATGGAAAAATTCTTACCATCTAGGTTGAACAATGTTTCCTCTACATTTTGTTCTGCCTGATTTTCTGTTATTGGTGTGAAGTTTGTTTTTAACTGTGTTGACACCATTTCAGTTAAAATCCCAAGAGAAGCCTTTACTGCTAGTTTTGGGTCTATTAAAATATCAACGAAATTGTTTCTAAAAATCTCACTAAGTTCTGAAGGAGTTTTTTCCAGAACCCGATCAAACCCCATTCGGATAAATTTAGGAGAAAAATCGTTTTCGAATAGCTTTTCTTCCTCTGTTGACAGATCAAGTAAAAGTATTGCCTTTTTGTTATCCATATCGGATCTAGTTAGTTGATAGGGTGATCCTAGCATTCTAACCTTACCAAAATTTTGAGAGTAATGGATGTGCCCAGAATAAACTCGATTGAAATTTTCCAGCTTATTATAGCCAATTCCTTCCTCTATTTTTGTGTATTTATTAAAGCTAAGTCCTTTAATATCGCTGTGGCAGAAAAGATAATCGTGTTCTTCCGCTTCAGAAAGTAGCTCAACCGCGGATTCTTCGCTAGTTCTCCACGGCATCATGAGAACTTTTCTAGTCCCCAATTTAATACTTTCAGGCTCCTCGTATATTTTCACATTAGGAATCCATTTTAGAGAACTAAGAGAATTAATGTCATTAGATTCTTTGGAGTAGCAGTCATGATTTCCTAAAATTACATATACTCCATCGGGAAAAATCTTAGAGAGTTCACTAAAGATCTCAACACACAAGTTTAATACCTTGAGATTAATACTTTGTCTGGAGTCGTAAACATCACCCAAGTGAACTAAAGCATCACCAGGCTTATATTCTTTTTTAACCAAAGGTATAAACCATTCAAAAAAATATTTTCTCATGATTTGGATCCACTCTTCCGAGCTATTTCTGACACCCAGATGGGTATCTGTTATCATCCAAACCCTTTTAATCTTTGATGAATCCATTTAGAATATTTTCTTGATCTTCTTTTTGGAAACAATTCCAAATTTTTGATCCATTTCGTTAACAATAATTTCTTTGTATTTCATGTGTATTAGCTCGTAAGCTTTCTGATATCCCACGTTCATGAAATCACATATAGTAACAAATTTTTCTACCATACTAAATTCGGTACCTTCCATTTCTTCTAATAGATCTTGAAATAAAAATGGGATCAAGTCCTTAGGTATTTTTTTATTCGGTCCCAAAGCACACCATCTAGATCTGTGAAAAATTTCATAAACTAAAGTGTTTAATGCTGATAGATGCCTGTAATTTTCATCGTCATTATCCTTGCTAGTTTTAAATGAATGATAATCTCTACTTCCATCATCTATATGTAGGTATTCTTCAAACGTTGAATCCTGAGCGGGTAATTCTATTTCTTTCTTCTCTTCCTCTTCAATTAGTTTTTTCTGTTTCATTAAGACTCATTCATTATTTGGGAGTTGGGATCTTCGGAGATCCTCATAAAGCTATAATCAACGAGGAATTTTTTATAAGAATTTTTATATCCTTCATCTCTATTAGCTAGTACCTTTAATTTATATTCATTATTGGAGTACATCAGTGGATCTTGAATAATACCAAACATACCATCGACTGTTGCAACAAGTCCAGATGATTCTGAAGCCGAATTCATGGAAAGATCTGTAGCATCGAATTCAGATTGCTTGGTTTGTGTTGCTGTAATAACGGACCAATTATTTCTCTGTGCCATCGCTCTTAGATCCTCCGCTATTTGCTTAATCTTCATGTAGGTGTTCTCTGTGTTTGGATTTCTCCAGTTCTTCATGATATTAATGTAGTCTATGACTACTATCTTAAACTTAATACCTTTGACTTCTTCAACCTTTCTGAGCCATTTTTCAACATCTAGAACTGATGCCTGGCTAGTACCAAATTCCTTTACGTAAAGCTGGCCTGGAACTGACAGGTTATCAAAAGTTAGATTTCTAATTTTCTTCTTGATCAGTTCCCCGTCCTCTGTCGCATTATTATATTCTGACATTTTGATGCCAAGAAGATTAGCTCCTACCCTTTTCATATACTTGCGATCGTTAAGTTCCAATGTTATAATCGCAACATTATTTGAAGCCCTGATTGCTTGTGCTGCTATATTTCCTAGCCATAGAGTTTTTCCTACCTTAGGTTGACCTAGAAAAACATAAAGGTTTTTGGCAGAAAATCCACCGCCAAGACAAATATCAATAAAATCATACCCGGAAGAGAATGTATTAGATTTGGGTTGTTTGTGATTTTCGGGATCAGTGAAATCCAATCCAAGATCAAAAGAAAAGTCAAGGCTGTTTCTTTCGTTAATAATGGTTTTAAAAGTGTTAACTACATCCTTGATATTTTCGGGGGAAACCTCAGTTGATTTAATGTATGAAATAGAATCCATCGCACTTTGCTCTAGATTCTTCCATTCTATCCAGGCTTCTGTGTTTTCTTTTAGCCATTCGGAATCATAGTCATTAAGCTTAATGTCGAAGATAACATCAATCTGTGATTCTGGAAGTTTGTCGTTCAGCTTTAACATCTTAACAATTTCCTTAACCTGCTGGGTAGAAGGAAGTTGTGAATATTTTTTCCAAAATGACTTGACTATTTTAAAACATTCCTGATATCTGACATCCTTAAAGAAAGAAGGTTTAGCAGCTTCCACGTAAATTGGATCAGAAATTATGCTACAAAACCATACGTTCTCTAAATGTGAATTAACCATAATTATTAATAGTGAGGGTTATCTTTAATCTTATAAACGGTCTTATTTCCTTTAGACTTCTGTCGCTCAAAAATTCCCTTTTCGATCAAAGATTTTATTATTTCTCCGTGTTTTTTAGATTCCCAATCATTGGGTAAAAAAGAATTGAAGGTCTGTTCTGAAAATTCTCCCTGTGGTCGACCATCTCTAACTAGATAAGAATTTAATTCAAAAATCACATCTTCCTCACGTGGATAATCTGGAAGTTCTTTCCAGATACCCATGTGATATTTCATCTTTAATTTATTCTTGTCCATCTTCTTCGTCTGATTCTTCACCGTTAACTATAGCATCCAGTTCATTCATGTCGAATAAATCAGGCAACAAGAAATGAGGTTTAATTGCTTTTTCGTCTATTTTTCTTAAAACCTCTTCTGTAAAGACTTCAGGCGTGAATAATTGTGAAGAGAATATAGATTTACCCAAATGAGCAATTGCCCATTTTGTGGAAGATGCACTAGCGGTGAATTCTAATTCGCCTGTTTTTTTATCTACCTCCAATTTTCCTCTTTCGATTCCACAAATGTCCCAAGAAACAAACTCTTCCAAACCAACATACGGATTCATACCATTGATAAAAGAAATGTGGAATTTTGTTGGATATGGTCTTGTAAATCTTGTTTTCTTGGGAGTCGATGTAACGATGATACCGGTTTTCTTATCGTTGCTATCCTTAAGCTGTGCTTTCGATAGCATGATAACATTACTCATAGAGAAAATCGGTCCGTCACCTCCGGAAGCTTCTTTGGTCGTCATAAAACTTCCAATACCAGCAGTTGTTGTGTGGTTGGTACAAATTAAAGGAATTCTAACTCCGGTTAGATCTAATGTGATCTCTCTGAATAGCCCTCTCATTTCTTTGGATCTGATACCCATATCCATTGCAGTTTTACCTTTTAAAGCATCTGCTGATTCTTTCATTGTTGTAAGCATCCCCAGAGAATCCAAAACCAATAAAATTTTAGGATCTGCTCCATCTTTTCTAAGTTTTTTAATCTGATCTACCAGATTGGCAACAAATACTTTAAAATCTGAAATTGATTTAATTGGCTGATATCTTACAGTGTTGGTGTCAATTCCAAATTTCTTTGCCATTGATCTATCGATGGCTCCCTCTGTATCACAATAGATTACATTATATCCTTGCTTTTGTGATTCTCTTACTATATTCATACAAAGAAAGCTTTTTCCAGTTTGTGGATCGCCTGCTATTCCCATCGATCTGTTATTAGCTACTCCGCCAAAAAGACTTCCGGAAAGCTGTGCATTTAAAACGTAATTTCCCGTTCCTATCCACTCAGTAACTTCGGAAAATTCATTTTCTTCTAAAATTGAACCAGCTTCAAACCCTTCTATTTTTGAAAGTTGTTTATCGAGTTCTAGGAATGAAAATTCTTTCTTGGATGTTGATTTTTCTTTAGCCATATTTTCTAATTAATTTAATATTATAGACCTGAAACCATATTAGATTTCCACCTTATGGACTGCAAATTTTATGATATCGGAATCTGTTCTGTTCTCATTTTCGAATCTCCCGTCCATTTCACTAAGAATAAAAAGATTTTTCCCGATTTCCCTAGCTATTTCCCTAAGAGAATCCTTATCCCTTGTTAAGTCTAAATCCCCGTGCCAAATCTTCCCCTCTCCTAAAACAAACACGTTCGCATTAAAATAAACCTCGTTGTCAGGATACAAGTCTCTGTATCTGGATTTTGATCCGCTGATCATCCTCCCCGGAATAAAACCTTTTGAATAAAAAACGTCTTTCATTTTGATATTTTTTGATGGACAATAAAAAAAGCAGACTCTCGTCTGCTTCTTCTATTCAAATTCTTTCAAGTTATTTCACTTGTTCTACTGGTTCAGCTGGTGCTTCTTCAGTTGGGATTTGAGCCGTTGTTGAGTCATTTGCAGTTACTGCTAAAGAATCAACTTGCACTGCGGTAGAATCTACTGTAGATTCTGAATTAGAAGATCCAGAACCACAAGAAACTAAAGCAAAAGATAATGCGAAAATTCCTAAGATTTTTTTCATGTTTTTGATTAATTTAAGTCTTATATATCTAAAATGTTCTTTGGTTTCAGCGGCAAAGCTCGTTTGCTGCACTGATTGCGATAAGGGTTTCGGGTTTTACAGCGTAATTATATCCCATGCTTTCAACATATCCGACTGCAGCTTTTAAAACGATGTTAGACTTATATTTCGGGCTTGTGTTATAATCCAGATCTATCTGGTGAATATCAATTTTTCCCTCGAATTTCAAATATCCCGCAACATCAATAGCTCTGTTAAGTTCGCCCCAGAGTTTAGACCAAAGATCCTTTACCCTTGGGATTACCTCTCTTTGATAAATTACATGAGCTCCTCTGTTTTCGTACCTAAAGACAACTGTTGTAACATAAACTGTTTTTGTTGCATATGACTGGCTATCACAACCCACATGTATTTTAGAATCTGGGTTTTTTGCCAGAATTTCCTTTGCATATAATAATAGATCAGCTACATTTTCCCCACCGATCTTTTTAAATTCTCTTGTCATATTCCCCTTTATTTTTTAGAGAAATCCCTTACGAACTTTTCTCCTGAAACGAACCATCTAGAATTTTCATCTAGTCTTTTTAATATGAATGTGTGCTCGCTGACCTGTCCGATTATTGAGTATTCAATATCCTCGCTAATCCAGGTATCTTCGAGATCAGCCATCTTAAGATTCCATTTCCAGATAAACTTGGTAGCGTTTCTTTCAAAATACTTTCTGTAGTAAATTTCTAGATCTGGGCTAATGTCCTTAACTCTCCTAAAATTCTTGTCAGCCATGGTTTATTTTTAATTTATTATACAATAAAAAAGCCCCGGGGTTTCCGAGGCTTCTAATTATTAGGTAAGATATTTTTAATCTCTGTATTTGTAATAGTTATAAACCTCCTCAATATCGTCTGCCGAAGTAGTAATGTGGTCAACTGCCCATTGCTCAACTTTACCAGAACTTTGAACCATAGAAACTAGTTGATTAGCCTGGTCGCATATTTTCTTCAAATTTGCTAATACCATATAGGGCTTAGCTTCACTCGGCTCTATTTCTATTTGTCCAGGAACCTCTTGTGAGAAAGTTGGCTCTTCCGCAAAGTCCATATCCATATCTTCTCCGTCCTCAGTGTCTTCCATGCCTAGATTATCATCAGCAACAGGAGCTTCATCAACAGGGGATTTAGACATTCTTTCCTTTTTATAATCTTCCATTTGTTTTAGGTTCTGCATAGTAATATGTTATATTTCTGTCTTTATATATTCTTCCCATGGTAAATTTCCTCTAAAAAAGAGGCTATTTTTAAATTTTTTCCAGGATCTTAGAAAGAAAATGGCACTTTTCATATTCTTCACGAGAAGAAAAATAGTCTAGCATTTCTCCTATCTCGCTTTTAGTACCTATCTTTCTAGCAATTCTAACTGGATCCCCCAGCATAAAACAGCTATACATATTGTTATATGCAACATTTATTTGAGAATCGATCTCGACCTCAAATTGTTCTTCACCCAGGATTTTTTCAAAATTTTCCATCTTTTAAATTTGTTGTAAAAATAAGAGTTTTTCCCCGAAGATAAAAATGTAACTTTTGATATATAAAGGTATGGAATTTTTGGCCAGATATAGTGATTATCGCAGTTCTCTAGTAAAAGAGTTTGTTTTTACTGAGGATCAAATAACAGAAAGCCTTATTATGCTAGAATCTAGTGATGAGCTTTTTGAATATTGGTATAATACAGTGTTTGACTTTGCGGCACTGATACCAGGAATTGGATCTTTTTTCGAGGGGATAAATTTAGTATCTTATGCTAAGCAGGGGGAATATCTTTTAGCTGGACTTTGCGCGATAGGATTAATTCCAATTTTTGGACAATATATCGGGGCAGGGGGTTCACTCCTAATAAAAACCTTAAGGGGAACAGGAAAAATAGGATCAAAAATGCTTGCTCCTGTAGCCTCGTTAGTTTCCAAATTTTTCCCTAAGATTACTAGGTTTCTTAAGAGCGCAGAATTTACATCTAAGTTTAAGGGAATAGGAAAGTACACTGATAACATGATACTAGCTTTGAAGGATCTTTCTGCAGGTAAAAAGGTCGGTATGATGGGGAAGATATTTACCGCAAGAACTGAGGGTAAAGCTTTAACCAAATGGGGTCAGTGGCTAGTACCCGGAGGAAAGGGATCTGAAGCAGTTTCCGGTACAGATCCGAGAATAGCTTCTACCGCAGAAGAAAACTGGGAGCAGTTTATAAAGGCGGTTCCAATCCAGACATCATAAAAAATCCGCCTTTCAGCGGATCTTCTATCACGAGTTAAATCATTAATTAAAATTTATTACCACAGGTTGGACAAAATTTCCAGTCCTGTCTGTTTCTTGTTCCACATTCTGTGCAGTAGGTTCGAATCTCTTTAGCCTCTATATTCTTTTGTGCAGTTGGAAGAATTTGATATTCTACAACGTTGCACGTCCAAGAATTAAAACTACCGTTGGCATCTTTAAAGTCCTGATCCGATTTAGATCCAGCTTCCACCCTCCCTGTTTCTATGGAATCTGCCCTTTTATTAACATTTCTAAAAACCTCATTGGTTGGTATATTTAAGCTTCCAGCAACACTTGAGGTGTAGGAAACGTTTGCATTATAAAAAGTGCTGGTTGTGGTATTTACCCACCCTCCTGTAGTTGTTCCGGTTCCATTAAAACGTGGATTTGTTATCCATGTATTTCCACCAGAGGTAGAGAACGTGGTGTATTCATCATAAAACTCAATTTTAATTAAGCCATTATTGGCAATGGCTTCTTTAACCTCTTGAGAATTATTTACCTTGTAAGTTGAGAATTTGAATTTCTCTGGGGAATCTAAGAATCTCTCTAGGAAGACCCTTTGTCCTGGATTAAGAATAATACCTCTTTCCGAGATTCTTTTTCCGTTGATACTAATCTTAGCTAAAACTGGATTTGTTTTCGGATTGAAAAGTTCAATCTCGAATTCTTCGCCATCATTCAGATAAACTTGATCTTTTGAAGATGGATAAACCTTTAGTCGGTTTTTCTTTTTTGTAATTTGGGCAACACACGGCTTAATAGCGCAGTACCCACTTGTTGAAGTGATATACATGATTTGTTCACTTATATTTAGCAACTTCCTTTGTGTCCCTCGTGAAGACACTCCAAGGCTGGTAGACCCGGAAGCAACTTAGAGTTAAGTCTCTAAATCAAATGTATATATGAAAGTAAATTAAGGAAGTTTCTAGAGCTTATCCTTTTGTATCAATTGCTCGTGAACCTTTCCGAGAGAAGATGTTAGCTTATCTACCATTTTTTTGTCAGCAGATCTTTTTCTAGACTCAAGATGGTTTAAATATTTTTTAGAAAAGTCAAAAAGTATGACTTCGTTAACACTGATGTTATAAGAATAAAGCCCATTTGTTATCACGATGCTTTCTTTTTCTATTTTACATGTAACATCTCGCAATTCCATGTACATGGAATGTGAAAGAGCAGAATAAATAAATTTTGTGTCTGGGTGTGACATTATATAATTTGCAATCTCAATTATTTTAGATTGATTGCTATAAAGAGTTTTAAAAGCAGATTTGAGGTCCTTACTTCTTCTTTTAGAAATATATCTTTTGATCTTGAACCAGATCCTGCCTTTCAATTTGGTAAACATGTTTTATTTGGTTAGCAAGTATTGTAAAACTTCATTCCACGTTGGGAATTTTTCGGTTCTAAAGTGGATATGCTCTCCTTCAAAATCTGCAACACCATTAGCTACACGGTCATCTATCAAATATTCACCTCTTAGCAATCCCTTATTATGAGAAAGTATTAATTTTTTATTGGCACTTTTTCCTAGATATTTCTGAACCCAAACCCTTTTATCTGTCCAGGCTTCCACATTTGACCACATAGCAGTAGAAAGAATGTATGCATCATATTTTTCTTGCAAAGCGTGCCATGCTTCTATTGCCCCAGGGATTGGATCCAAATCTTTAAAAGCAAGGGTATGGTTGAAAGCTTGATATTGCTTGATTCCTCTGGCTGATAGCTCTTCCTGTCTTTTATCGAAATCACAGAGAACCCCGTCCATATCAATATAAAGAACAGGCTTTCCTGTTTTTAAAGAAGCCCTTAGATAGCTAGGGGGTTTTTTATTATTTTCCTCTGTCATTTCCTGATTTTTTAGTAAAAAATAAAAGTTGTCTAATTATTAGTGTAAATCTAACAGGAAATTTCAGGAAATAAAAATGCAATTCCTACTTGGAAAGTAGGTATTTTTCACTTTTGAATGCGTGCAAGGAGGTGATATGCATGGTAAACATACCAGGTTTAACATCTTTCCAGAAAGAATCCCTTTCCCTTAGTCTTTCAAGAAGCCAAAGTACTTTTCTGCAACACAGATAAATGTCATCTCTAAAGTGTCTGAAGAAATCACAGGATCTTATATAGTAAACAACATGCATGTATCCATGCCTCATGATAAAGTGATATCCAATAGTACAAGGAACTCTTTCTCCGTTTGCACCCCCAGTATCCTCTGGGAACCAAATTGGAAGAAAGGCCTGTCTAGTTGATGGCTCCTTTTCTAAAAGATCCACTACCATATTAAAATCACCATACTCGAATCTAATTCCCTCCATTAAATGATTGGGATCATCCTTAGCGTATCTAGGCCATATTCTTTCAGGATATGTATGGGAAAATTTAGTGGTTCCCCCGAATTCTTGATTGTTCTTCTGTGCGAAAGGCCACCAGTTATGAGAAGGAGGAGGATTTAAGGGTTTACCCCCGACTCTTTCTAGAAAATGATCATCAGCCCAAGGGAGATTTGGCTTTATTTGGCTAACCAATTCATCTAAATCCTCCACCATTGTGCAGGAGAAAGAATGATTGAGAATTTCAATCATAGTGAATCTTAGGTCCTCCTTAATTCTCTTGCCTTGCCACTTTTCTGTGTGAACCTCATAGCAATAATCAGACATTTTAGATTTTGTCCAATCAATTGCAGCGCTAAATTTCCCGAAAGTCTTCATTATCGTGTTTATATGATCATTTTATGAGAAATTTCCAAAAATATTTCAGATGTGGGCTTTATTTTTTTGATATATAAAAAAATGAAAAGAATCTTAGACTTTACTGGGTTTATCAACGAAGGATTTATAGGAACGCATTCCGCTTTTATATTTGTTCCTGTTGATAAAAACTTCAAATCAGTGGATAAAAATCTATCAACCTCCGATACCAAATTTCCTTCGGAACTTTTAGGAACTGGCGGGGTAGCTGGATATGTATTGGTTCCATGTACTGTGGAAACCTCCCAATTTATTAATAGCCCGCATTTTAAATCAGAAACTCCAGAAGTTAAGGGAGGTATTTCATATAGTAGAAGCGCAAATCAGGATGGATATACGGTAATGAATTCTCCAGCTGATATGGTGTCGGGATCACTAACAGGAAAGGCTTCAATTTTTTCTGAGATCCCTGGATTTGGTCAAAATGTTGCTTTTTATTTTAAATCTGGTAACGCATTGATACTTGAAATTCTAATGAAAAAACAAGGATGGGACGAAGAAGTAGTAAAGAACATCAGAAAAAAAATTGCAAACGGATTCGAAACTAACAAGGCTTTACAATTCTCATTTTATGGAGGAATGGATTTCCAGATAGAAACAATTAAAAAACTTTTTGCGGCATCTTCCGAGGACATCGGTTTAAAATTTGCAAATCCCAAAGAGATGCAGGAACCGGAATTTGATGTAACTCAGGAATTATTAGATCTCTTTAATCAAAAGCCCGGAGACTTTGTTGCATTAAATTTCTCAGAAGGTGTTTTTGATATGATTTCAAATCTTGCAAAAGAAAAAGGAACAGAAAACGTAGCACAAACTATAGACAATCTTGGCGATCTCAAATCAGCAGGATTTTTCGAGGATTAAAAAAAAATAAAAAAATGAAAAGAATCAAAGGATTTCAAGAGTTTAATAGACTTAATGAAGCTGGGATATTTTCCAGGGGAGCAGAATTACTAAAAAAAGCAGGAAACTGGCTAATGAATTTAATCCGTGCAGAAAAGGAAGGGGAAATTCCAGTTAGAGACAAAAAATACAATCCGGAGACTGGAAGGTTCGAACAATTCAAAGACGCAAATGGTAATATAGCAAAAGCACGGAGTGTTGTAAAGGTTTACCTTCCAGAGGGTGATGCTGGCAGTTCGTATAACTTTAGATCCGGATCGATTTCTTCAATTAAAGAATCTGATGATCCATCTTGGAAAACTGCTCAAAAGACCCAAGACTCTCAAATAACTGACGTTGATGCTGATCAGTTAACGGGGGAACTATCATATCACTTCCAGAAACCAGAAACTGGTAGACCATTATTAATTTGGGGAGCACCAGGAATTGGTAAAACCTCCGTGGTAAAATCTTTTGGGACTAAGGGAATGGGTGTTCCTGTTATCGAGGTAATTCTAAGTTTAATGGAACCGACGGATGTTGCCGGATTACCTGGTGCTGAAAAGGATGTAGATTACGACGTAAAAAGATCAGTAAATTATTTACCAATGATTTGGCCTTTAGATAACGGAGACCGAGAAATCAAGAGGGAAGATGGCACTATAGAAAAAATCGAGGGGAAGGGTGGAATTATATTCTTAGACGAGATTAACAGAGCACACCCATCGGTTCAAGCGGCAATGCTCAAAGTTGTTTTGGACAGAGAAATCACAAGTGCTAATTATAAAATTCCTAGCAAATGGCTAATTCTAGCTGCAGCAAATAGACCGGAGGATGAACCAGGATCTATGATTAAACCAATGAGCTTCGCACTAGCCAATAGATTTGCTCAAGTCAATTTTATTTCCGATCCTGTATCTTGGACAAAATGGGCAAGGGGAAGAAAAGAAGCAGATCTAAGCGACGAGGTTATAGCATTTGTAGAACTTATGCAGGATTATTTCTATGTTTTACCTAGCGGATTAGTTGGAGGAGATATTGAAACTACAATGGGTGTTACACCAAGAGCATGGGAATATGCTGCTAGAGAATATAAAGAAAGGAGAGACGCACAAAAAGAAAAAGGAGGGGATATCTCAGCAGAAACTACCAGACTTATCTTCGATAAACACATTGGTAAAAAAGTATCATCAATTATTACAGATTTCCTTGAAACGATGAAGGTTTGGCCAGTTAATAGAATAGAAAAGATATTTACGGATCCTAGCGATGAAACAGTAAAACTTCCAATGAGTTCTAATACTGGAAGAGTTGATCTGAGAAAAGGCTATAGCATCATGTACTTAGCATCCAAATACAAAAACGGACAACAGTTAACAAAAGATGAATTCACTAATTTTATAACATATCTAACAGATTTAAACACAGGAGAATTAGCTATGAGTGCATTAAACATGGCAAAAAGAACTCATCCGGAAATCAAAAACTATTTGGGTGATACCTCTCTAGAACAATATGTAACACCATTTGTGAACAGATATAGATCTTTAATGAAAGAAATCTAGAATGAGAAAAATTAGAAACTTTGCAGAATATGGTATTCTGTTAGAAAATTCATCAAGTTACGGAATTAGTGAGCAGGACTATGAAAGAGCAGTCATGCGAGTTAGAAGATCGGTTTCAAAAATCTTAATGAAAGAGGGATTATTCGGGAGGGTTCTTGCTGAAATCCCAGTAGGAGTTTCTGATGAATGCGAATATTTTTCAACTGATGGCACCATATTCATATTTAATCCTAAAAATGTTATAGATCTTTCTGAAGACGAAATAATCTGGGCTATTAGCCAAGGAATTTCTCATCTTGCTTTAGATCACTATGATAGGATCGGAAGTAAAGATACTAATATCTGGAACGCAGCATGTGACATGGCAGCTGAAGCTTTTTTAGATGGTATTGGAAAATCAAAGCTTCCTACTACCATGCAATCTTCAAAATTCCAGGATCTCTCTGCTGAAGAAATCTATGACCAGATAAAATCTGGTAGATTAAAAATAGACCCTTTCTTTAAATCATATTGTGACGTTTTTGAGCCGGGAGCTATAGATCATGATCAAGTTACTGAAACTGTTCTTGGGGAGAAAGATTCAATCACTAAGGATGCGGAAGAACCCCAAGAGGAAACCCCCGAAATTGATGATAACCAACCGGGAGAAGGTGAAGGAGAGGGAGAAGGCGAGGGAGAAGGCGAGGGAGAAGGCGAGGGAGAAGGCGAAGGAGAAGGCGAGGGAGAAGGCGAAGGAGAAGGCGAAGGAGAAGGCGAGGGAGAAGGCGAGGGAGAAGGCGAGGGAGAAGGTGAAGGAGAAGGCGAGGGAGAAGGTGAAGGAGAAGGTGAAGGAGAAGGCGAAGGAGAAGGTGAAGGTGAAGGTGAAGGTGAAGGCGAGGGAGAAGGCGAGGGAGATGGTGATGGAGAAGGCGAGGGAGAAGGTGAAGGAGAAGGTGAAGGAGAAGGAGAAGGTGAAGGCGAGGGTGAAGGTGAAGGTGAAGGCGAGGGAGAAGGAGAAGGTGAAGGAGAAGGTGAAGGCGAGGGTGAAGGTGAAGGAGAAGGCGAGGGAGAAGGTGAAGGAGAAGGCGAGGGAGAAGGTGAAGGTGAAGGAGAAGGTGAAGGTGAAGGAGGATCAGGAAATGCCGAGGGAGGATCCGGAGAATTGGAGTTACCTAAAACCGGACAAAAAGTAAGATTAGATAGCGGAGCTATTAAAACTATAAAGAAGGTTTATAAAAACGGAGATATAGAAGTTTAATATGTACGTACAAAAAGGAAAATACAAAATCATTTCTGACGAAAAAGAAAGCGAATGGAAAGATGGGGATCCAGATAAGCCAGATCAAGAGAAGGGGGATTGGAATCCACAGAAAGAAAAACCAATACAGAAGGAAAGAAAATCTGTAAAAGACAAGGTAAAAGAAATAGTAAACAATGCTGCAAACAGAGGAATGGGCAGTGGAGGAGGATCAGGGGCTCTTAGAAAATTCGTTGAAAGATTAGCTAATCCACAGATTAATTGGAGAAAAATATTACAAAGATACGTTTCGACTGCCAACGAGGAACCTACAATGTATAAAATACCAAACAGAAGATATGCTAGTCAAGGCATTTACCTTCCTGGTCTAAGAGGAAAGGAAGAGGGATTTGGATCAGTTGTAATTGCAGTTGATACCTCCGGAAGTATAGGATCCGAAGAATATAATACTTTCTTGACAGAAGCTAGAAGTATACTTAAAGCTTTTTCTCCTGAAGAAATTTGGATAATCTATTGCAGTGATGACATAGATGGTATAGATTATTTAAAATACCCAACTCAAAAATTAGATCCTTCTAAACAGGGATCTACGGGTGGTAACGAACTTGGATTTGACCCGCCTATAAAATGGGCAGAAGATAACATTCTAAAAAAAGGAAAAGATCTTGCCTGCCTCATATACTTTACTGACGGTGGTGCTCACGACCCTGAAAAACCAAAATGGCACAAAAAAATTATTTGGGCAATGATAAGCAGTAAACAAATGCCGTTCGGTAAACATGTAAATGTTCCGATGAAAGAGTTAAAAAGAAAAAAATAAACATGAAAAGAATTTTATCAGTACTTCTATTTTTATCACTATCAGTAGTATTAAAAGCCCAAGACACAGTAAGAATTAAAAATCAAGTGTTTGAAGTTTTATATTCGCAGAAATTAGAGCAGCCTTTATGGATCAAATATAGATCAACCAACAGACCTACTAATGTTAATAGGGGATCAATGGATTTTTACACAGAAAAATCAGTCAAAACTTCGGATGCTGATGATTATGTAAAAAATGTGTATGATAAAGGACATGGAGCACCTGCTGCTACATTTTCTGACAACATGGAAAACCTAAAGCAAACATTTTCTTACCTTAATTGCATTATGCAAAATCAGTATCTGAATAGGGGTGAATGGAGATTATTGGAGGAGCAGATCAGAAAATGGGACGATAAAGAAAATATCACTGTATTAATTAAAATATTTTTTGACAATCCCGTTAAAAGAGTTGAGACAAATGCTGCCATTCCCTCCCACCTACAAAAGCATATCTACTTTGAGTCTCAAAAAAAGTGGAGATGCTTTGTTTTTTTAAATGAAAAGCCAAAATTTAGCTGGGAACAATTAGAAATGCTTTGCGAAGACAAGGATCACAAAAATTAATTTTTGATTCTAATTTTCGAAGAGAAATCAAGGGCTTGCGAGATTATTTGATGCATGTCATAATACTTATACTCTGCTAATCTTCCGCCAAAATTAAACTTCGGATTTTCCACGGACTTGGATCTATACACTTCATAAATCTTTTGATTTCTTCCGTCATTTATTGGATAGTAGGGATCACCTAACGATTTTGAATATTCTTTTGTGATGATCGTGTGGTTTTGTTTTCCAAATTCAAAATGTTTGTGTTCTACTATTCTTGTATATGGTACATCTAAATCTGTATAATTAACCCCAGCTACCCCCTGAAAATCCGGAATATCTAAAAGTTCTGTTTTAAAATCTAAGGATCTATATTCTAATTTTCCAAATTCATAATTATAGAATCTGTCTATCGGACCGGTGTAAATTACATTCTTTGCTAGAGAGTCAAAAAATTCTTTATTATCAAAATAATTGTGATTTAATCTGACGTCTATACCATTAAGAAGTTTTTCAAAAATCTGTGTGTACCCGCCAACTGGGATTCCTTGGTATGGATGATTATAGTAATTATCATCAAAAGTTAGACGTATTGGAATTCTTTTTACTATGGAAGCAGGAAGTTCCTTCGGAGATCTTCCCCACTGTTTTGTAGTATACCCTTCTATAAAAATTTTATAAAGATCTGGTCCAATTTGATCTAGCATCCATTCTTCCATGTTTTTTGGATCCTCGTGAAAAATCCTTATCTCTTCCAGTAATTTCTGGACTTCAGCAGGAGAACTGATACCATATACTTGTTGAAAAGTTAGTAAGTTGATCGGAAAGGAATATATTTTTCCTTTATAGTTAACCCTTGGTCTGTAGCTAAAATGATTAAAATCGCAGAATTTTTGAATGTAATTCCAAACACTTAGATTATCTGTGTGAAATATATGGGGCCCATATTTATGAACATTAATACCATCTATGCTTTGTGTGAAACAGTTTCCTCCAATATGATCTCTCTGATCTATTACAATAACTGACTTACCTGATTTTTTTAATTCGTTTGCAACAATAGATCCGTAAAGTCCAGCTCCAACTATTAGATAATCAGTCATGTTCTATTTATAAAAATACTTGTTTTTATATTTTGAGCGGGAGACCGGGCTCGAACCGGCTACCCCGACCTTGGCAAGGTCGTGCTCTACCAAATGAGCTACTCCCGCTTACTAAACCTGTTTTTACTAAATAAACCAGATGTGATTATTAGACAGAATCTGGTTTATTATATTGAGCAGCGAAAGGGATTCGAACCCTCTCGTCCAGCTTGGAAGGCTGGCGTGCTACCATTGAACACCACCGCTGCTAGTATCCGAAATTATATGCTAAAAAATTTTAAAAGTTCCTAGTAATTATTTGCTACTCAAATTTTGACCGTTTTACTACTCAAATTTTGACCATTTGCGGACCGGACGGGACTCGAACCCGCGACCTCCGCCGTGACAGGGCGGCATTCTAACCAGCTGAACTACCGGTCCATTAATCAAAAATGTGTTTGTATTGCTTTATATTCTTTCTAATAACAGTAACATAAGATTTATCTTCAGCATACACATCATCTAAAAGATCTAGATACTCTTCTTTGGTGTTGATGTCTCTCCTTCTCATAAAAAAGGATTGCCAATGAAAATAATCCTTTACGCTATCGTCCCAATCTTCGTATCTTGCATATCCCCTTTTGTTTCTACCTATAGAAGTTGTTTCTCTCCTTCCTGGAAATCTCATTCCAAAAAGATTGTTATGCTTTTTAAAAAGCCCGGATGTAAAATTCCCGGATTCTATAATTGCCTGTACGAAAGCTATTTCGGGGAATTTTATTCCGCTTTCAATAATTTCATTATAAAGATTTTGATGAGAAATTTTTTCTACCTCCTCCGGAATTATTTTGAAGAATTTAAAATCTGGTTCTTTTTGAAATTCCCAAGCTGGAATTAAAAAAAGAAAAATTAGCACTAATATTTTTTTCGTTTTCATATAAAAGTGTTTCCTATCTATCCCAAATTTAATAAAGAGGATTATTAATAAAAAATGCGGAATATATAGATTTGTGAGACATCTAACAATTTACGAGAGTTTTTATGGTATCTCTCAGAAAGGAAGAGATCTATTCGGGATGGAATTTAAAAAAATCCTCCATAATAGAACAGTAATAACTGGGCCAATTTATAACGAGGAAAAGATAGAGGAACTTTTCAGCGAGAGAAATCAGTCCAAATTAATTGATGCATGTTATCTTGGGTGGAGGGGGGGATTCACCTTAAATAATGACGAGATCAAAAGAGCAGAACATGCGGAAAAAAATATAAAGGGGTTCATAGGAAATAAGCTGGAAGAACTTGAGTGTCTTATCTCCTATTATCATCCTATGTATATAGATACTGTTTATCAATTCTCCCCTATAAAGGTTTACGCCCCCGGAGCATCATGGGATTCAGAAAATTATCTTAAAATTGAAAGAACATGGGGATCAAGATACAGTGAAAAATACTATGAGATATTACCTGAAATAATAAACAGGGTGAAAGAATTTGCATCCCGATATAAAGTTACTCACGTTTTACCTCATGGACCCAGAATTGTAGATTATGCACTCCAAATTCTTCAAAATCCTAAAGATGATGTGGAGAAGCGTGCATCATACGGAACAAAAGAACCAGTATTTACTCCGATTGAAAAATTTAAATGGGAATCCTATTATTGGTAATAATGATGCCCGACTAGGATTCGAACCTAGACTAAGTGGACCAAAACCACTTGTGCTGCCATTACACCATCGGGCAATAAAATCAGAGAATATTTAATCAGCGTGTGTTGTTGTCAAATCCAATTTTGATGAAGTAACGCTTCTTACCGCTTCTGATTTGTGGGAGCAGGTGGACTCGAACCACCGAACTCGTAAGAGGAGGGATTTACAGTCCCTTGCAATTGCCGCTATGCGATGCTCCCGCTTTGTTTAAAGAGATTATTTTAGCTTATAGTATCTAAATCTGATTAAAAATTAGAGTTCAGCTATGAGCTTATAATAAGGTATTATGTGATCCCTTTGGGACTCGAACCCAAAACCCCTACATTAAAAGTGTAGTGCTCTACCGATTGAGCTAAGAGATCCTCGAATGTAGCCCCGCACGGAGTCGAACCGAAATTTCCTCCGTGAAAGGGAGGCGTCCTAACCATTAGACGACGGGGCCAAGTTTTCCAATATGTCAAAGAACCATCTGCGGGGATAAAAGGATTCGAACCTATGACCTAGCGATTAACAGTCGCTTGCTCTACCGCTGAGCTATATCCCCAATTTCTGAGGCGATTTCCAGAGTCGAACTGGAGTAAGAGGTTTTGCAGACCCCTGCCTGAACCACTCGGCCAAATCGCCATCAAAAGAAAAACCCAGACCTTTTGGATCTGGGTTTTTCAATTTATATTTTAGACATGTTAACCCAGATCCGTATCCATATAATCCCCCTTATTACCTTGTTCAGGCATTTGGTTGCAATTATATGTGAACTGAGTCTTCATGAGATGTTTGTTATATATCAAACGTTATTTTTTGTTTCGTGTAAATTTAAGAAAAAAATTACATTTCCCAAACAGGATTTGCAATAATTAATTTATCTCCTTCAATTCTTGGAATTTCTCCAAGATCGTTATAACCAGCATATTCTATTTGATCCTGCGTGAATTCCCTTCCTTGAAAAATTACTACCTCTTTCTTAGGATCTGGAGCTTCTCCGTAATTTTGATCTCCCCTTGAATATCCAGAAACCCCAGTTCCTCTTAGACTGTCTTTAGCTGCCTTTGTAGCGGTAGGCCTTCCAAAATTAAAATCGAAAAAACTTTCGCTTATTTCGTTATATCCTTTAAGATGTTTCATATCTACTTATTATATTTTTGTATTTAATAATCTATTTATCTAAGTTCCACCGGAACTTCTTCTGGTGTTCTAGGAGCTTCCATATTTGCAGTTGCCGCTGCAACATTACCAAGAGCTTGAGCCATTAATTGTCCTCCAGCATCGGTTTTAACCGGACCTACTACATCGTCTCCTGGAACATCGTCAGCTGAAAGAGGAGGTAATGCTGTGGCTTGACCTGTTATTGCTTTAGAAAGATCTGCTTCAAATTCTGGTGTTCTACTTGTTTTAAAATAATCCAAGAATCCTACTAGGGTTCCTTGATCCAATTTTCTCACATTAGTTCCGACTCTGTTACCTTCACCAGAAAGCTGATCGTTGGTGTTACCCTCCATAGTTGTCATGGTTTTCTTTTGTGGATCTACTGATACTATTATACCAGTATGTCCCAATCCTTTACCTGGTCTGGTCATTATAAATACTTGTCCTGGCCTAACTAAATTTGGATTGATCCTAGCTTGATCTATGGTAATCTTTGCATCCTGGTCTGATTTATTCCAGTGATTCATTACCCCTCCAGTCTTAGGAAGTGGGTTTGAAGTTCCAAGTTGCTTGGAAAGCTGGTCAAAAATATAATAAACAAAGGCTGCACACCAGGGTAAACCTGGGCCTAATCCTACTGATTGTAGATATTTGTCTACTTCCGGTCCTTTATTACTTCCCTTTGGTTCTTCTTTTGCGTCTTTATTAGCTACTAGGACACCTGCTAATTTCTCTCCTGCTGTTGAGGGATCACTTATAGCAAATTGAGCTTCGCTGACAAATTGTGAAAATGACTGTATTTTTCTCATATAAACGAATATTTACAAGATATATATCTTTATGAAAATACTAGAAACGTTCGATCAATTCTTAAAAAGAAACAGCTATGCAATCTTAGAGCAGGAAGGAACAGATAAAGGTTTTATAGCCGTTATAGGATCCACAGACACTGACAATCTTTTTGCGGGAGCTGCAAATCCTATAGGTATTCAACAGGATACCACAACCTCGCTTAAAATAAGCGGAGTAGAAGAGATGATAAAGATAGGGGCTGCAAAAAAATTCGAGAGTGTAACGAGCGGGAAAAAAGTCAAAGCAGGAATGGATTATTTAACAATAACTGCTGATGGCAAAAAATACACAATGACAGAAACCGGTTCCGTCAAGATTCCGTTCAATAATTCCACAGTTTTGGAAGTCGAGGGTTCGGGAAATGGATTATTAGCTTTATTAAGAGCTTTGCATTATTTGAATGTTGCAGTTACTAAAAATTCGTTTGATTATAAGTTTCCATTTGAGGGAATCATGATGATCAAAATTGGAGAGGTCACTAGAAAAGGAATGGGTCTAAGTGTTAATGGAAAATATGATCAAGCAAATGGAGTTAGGATCTCAACTGGATATGCCGATCTTGTGAAAAGATTCGAGAATCAACTCAAAGAAGCTTTATCACAAGATCAAAAACCAGACGAAATTCAAACTAGCTCTAATGATCAAATAGTAGTTTCAGGAGATAGTATCGCTGATGGAATTAAAGCAGCTCATTTCTTAAGAAATAATGCTAAATGGAATTCTAAATTTAGCTCGTTTTTCGGATTTAGCGAGATGAAGAAGGTTTTCGCAAAAGAACCGCCGGCGTACTATTTAGCTGTTGTTTTTCAATATTGTCTTGCTGGTTTATCGGATTTTTATCCGATGGATTTAAGTAAAATTTATAAGGTGGATCTCCAACCATATGCTGAAAAAATTGTAAGTGCACAGCCAAATGACATCAAAAGTTTCGATCCCACCTCTATAAAAACCCAAATCATGGAGATGCTAAAGATCTACCAGCCAAAAACACTTAAGGACTACCCAGAATTTGATGAATTTTTACCCAAATACTGGAACGTGCTTTCTAACGCAATAGTAAATAGAATCTTAAGAGAAATGCCAAAAACATACAATAGTGCGATTGCAAATGTTGAGGTAGGTTCCGCTGTACAGTCCACAGGAGGAATAGGAACGGGGGGAATCACCCATGGATCTGGTAAGGTTGATAATTAAGGTCTACTTCCAGTAGTTAAAACCTGTTTCAGTCCGTTTTCATCCTTGGAAACATAAATCAAGATCTCTTTAGGTTCTTTACCGAAGTTTTCTGTGTGGATAATGCCAGCATCTATATAGTAGGCAATTTTCCTCTTTTCCAAATCTTTTTTAATTTCCCTAAATTTTTGAATTGTAACTTCAACAGTTTTAGGTTCCTGAGCAAATACGGAATAGCTAAATCCTAGAACTAATAAGAATAGAAGAATCTTTTTCATTGCTTTTTAATTTAGGATCAAATTTACGAGGATTTTTTAAAAATAAAAAATGTACACCCGGTAGGGGTCGAACCCACATTTCTTGATCCGTAGTCAAGTGTTCTAATCCATTGAACTACGGGTGTAGTTATTGAATTATCAGATGTAGATAATAAGCTAACTTGTATCCTGCAAAAGCCCCAAGTGCAGAGGGAATGGGGAAAACTATTAATTTTCCTAAGGAGGTCACGTATTTAGGACGATTTACAATTCTTCCCATAAAATAGTAATATGTAATATAACCCAATAAAACTCCTATATCTAACCGGGTCGAAATGAAAACTACCAAAGTTGCTCCAATAAATCCAAAGAGAAAATTATCTCTAACTCCCTCAAAAATCTCAAAGGCGGTTGCATCCTTATACTCTTTAACTATCTCTTTTATTTTTTTAGTCGGCATTCTTATTTTCCCTCCCAGGTTTTTTTGTTATCATGATATGCTAGCTTACATTCCCCGCTGTCATATATCTCAGTATGATCGAAACAATCAAAATCGAATTGTGAATCGTGAACCCATTCAGTCAAAGAATACACGCTGAAAGGTTCAGTTTGGCATTCTTTGATTCTAGATTTATCTAGGAACCTGTTCAGGCTATAATCTATAAACCCGTTTGTAATTCCAGGCTTAGCAAAAATTACATAATCGTCTAATAGATCAATCTTTAAGATTGATTCTTCTTTCTTGTAGAAATATAGGGATCTTCTTTTAATTAAACACAGATCCCTTTCTGTTCTTAATCCTAGTCCTTCTTTGACTGAGACTTTCCAATTCAGATCATAGTCTATGTAAATTCCTCCATAGTAATCTAAAACAGTGTATCTAGCAATTTGTAACTTGTGGAAAATACCAGAAGAAAAATAAAGTTCTTCCCTGCCGTAAGATTTAATTAATGGGATTAAATGCTCATCGTCCCACTCCAGAATTTCTTCAGAGGGATTTAAGGATTTAAACTTTTCCAGATTAGACAAAAAATGCTGAGGAATTTTTCGATCCCCAACCCAAATAAAGTGAACTATCATTTTCTGTGTGACCCAGGAGGGACTCGAACCCCCACGTCTTTCGACACTAGATCCTAAGTCTAGTGCGGCTACCAATTACGCCACTGGGCCAATTATTTCTTTATTTTTAAGTAATATCTGATGCAAAAGTTTCATAGTAAAACTATTTAGATTTACCATGGATTCTATAATATCGCTTCTTATATCTAAAAAAAGACTCCTGTCCTTGAGAACAAATCTTTTATTCGCATGGAGATGAGAATAATCTAGACTGTCATTCATTGAAAAAGTTCCATATTCATCAGGGATATTCAGAATTGTATTTTCTTCTCCGAAAAAGAATTGTGGAGAAAGAGCTGCTATCTTTTGAACTCTTAAATCCCCAAGCTCTTTTAAAATCTTCTGTTCACAAAAAACCATATATTTTCCGTTCAAATCAGGATCGTCCCAAAATCTTTGCGAAAGGATTTCCATCCATTCCAATGAGATGTTAGCATATTCCATTCTAAAATCTTCATTATTTATATAAAGGAATGAAACGTTGGTTGAATGTGTGTTTTTCCATCCGAATTTAATCGGATATTCATTTACTATCTGATTTAGTATTTTGTCTTTGATGCTGGGATAAACCTTTACTCCTTCTTCGATCTGATTAACTATTATATCGTATTTGGATAAGTCCTTGATTTCAAATGTTTTTCTTTTGAAATATAAATCACAATCCATCATTATGAAAGGAGCTTCTATGTTTTTCATACACTTCAGCTTGGAAGCAGTCCAGAAAGCTCTTCTATTAATATTATCACTTTTTGATAAAGGATTAGTTTCTACACTGTCCCATAAATTTAAAATTCCAATTTTTTCTAGATAATTGTAAACTGAGGGACACACATAAATTACAGTTTCACATTCCGGATATAACACCTTCCAATTCGAAACTGATGCAATCAGACAAACGAGCTCAACCTCATGAAGGAAAAATTCTCCATCTTTTTTTATGTCCTCTAAAACCCAAATAGTTTTCATACATAACAAAAATATCGTGGACCAGCCTGGGCTCGAACCAGGGACCTACTGATTATGAGTCAGGTGCTCTAACCAACTGAGCTACAGGTCCAATATTATTAAATTTTAAGAAGTTGCGTGATTTAAGGGACTTATCTCGAGTATTTACCCAATCCAAAGTACTGCTTGATATAATCCGCTGTCATTTCCTCTGTGGGTATTAATTCTTTATAGGGATAGTCAGTTTCGCCAGAAAATTCTGTGGGTTTTTCCAATGAAATTAGTTTAATATAATTCTTGTTTTTCGATTTAACATACTTTTTCCTGTTTATTGGATTATATGCTGTCTTTCCTAGATCAACTCTTAATTTTAATTCCGGATCGTTCATAGCATAATCCATTTCTATGAAAATTTGATCATCGGAAGAAAGATATGTTTTATCAATCGGAACTGAAATGGTTTTATTCTTGACACCGAGTCTTCTTTTTAACCCTATCATATTCAGGGTATTTATGCTGTCAGGATCATTCTTAACTAGATCTTTCATTTTTTCAACAACCTCACCCTCGTCTTTTGAAAAAAAGACTAGTTCTGTGTCTGGATTTGGCTCTTCGAAAAGAATTCTTTCTTGCAACCTCGTTTTTGATGCTGCGTTTTTAGCTCCGGATCTTAGTGTATTAAGATAAACATCGGGGTCGATAATACCCCTTAGTTGTCCATAATGTGTTTCTCCATTGGAGAATGTGATTTTAAAAATAGAGTAAGCCCCGGTTTGTTCTGACTTGGGGCGATACTCTAAAATCATGGACTCGTTAACGAAGTCTAAAAATCTAGTGATAATTTCCATTTCCTATTTTTATGTCCATTTATATATCCTACTGGAAAGAAAATTAGCTTAGAATCTACGCGGAGAGGGAGGGATTCGAACCCTCGGTACAGATTTAAGTCCGTACAACGGTTTAGCAAACCGGCCCTTTCGGCCACTCAGGCACCTCTCCTTTTTGTCGAGTAGGCAAGATTCGAACTTGCGAGTTGTCTTGGTCCCAAACCAAGCCGGGTAACCTGACTCCCGAACTACTCGATAATGGTTGAACGACCGGGATCGAACCGGCGACATCTAGCGCCACAAGCTAGTGCTCTGCCAACTGAGCTACATCCAACATTTTAATGTGATCCCGATTGGATTCGAACCAATGACCTACTGCTTAGAAGGCAGTTGCTCTATCCAACTGAGCTACAGGACCAATTTGGTGATCTCCTCGGGGTCGCGGCCACCTCTCCCGTTGAGAAGATCTAGACCAAGAACGACGCAAAATGTGGCTCGACGCTGTTTTTGGTTTGTACCTGGGGCGGGAATCGAACCCGCACGGACTTTGCAGTCCAACAGATTTTAAGTCTGTCTTGTCTACCTATTCCAACACCCAGGCAAAAGGTGCCGGTGGAAGGGTTGTTTACCTTCACGGTGTCCTTTTCGGTTACACCCCCACTCTAGATCAGGGACGTCTATGACTGGCCAAGTCATCATTCCGCCACACCGGCATGTGCAGAGAGAAAGGGATTCGAACCCTTGTTACGATCGCTCGTAAACACGCTTTCCAAGCGTGCTCCATCAGCCTCTCGGACACCTCTCTATTTGACTGCTAACGAACTTTTTGTACGCTAACAAGGATTATGTTAGTGTACAAGTTTTACGTTAGTATCGAGCCTCCTATCGGGATCGAACCAATGACCTACGCATTACAAGTGCGTCGCTCTACCAGCTGAGCTAAGGAGGCAATTGCGGAGGCTCAGGGATTCGAACCCCGGTTACAGTTACCCGTAAAGCAGTTTTCAAGACTGCCGCATTCGACCGCTCTGCCAAGCCTCCGTTATTTTCCACAATGTCAAAGAACCCTAAATAAAAACCCAGACCTCTTTTGAAGGAGATCTGGGTTTTTTAGAACTAAAATGAATTTAAGTTTCTTAATTGCCCAGATTCTCCACAGGGGTTATCGGTCTTCTTGTTGAAGATGATAACGAACTATGAAGGGGCAATATGTTGAAACCTTTTTTCATGTTAATTGATCTATATATCGTTTGAATATCTATTTTATACAAATATACAAAAAAGTTACAAAAAAATTAAGCCATATCATTCTCAGTACTGCAGCTCCCGATAGAGGTTAGATTATATCTAAAAAACCCATCTCCACTGGAAAAAAATTCAAAAATACCGATTTGAGCATATCCATTGATACCATTCGATGGGTATCCAGTCCCAGAGGGATTATTTTGGTTGTTTGTATTAGCATTAAACAGGTAAGTTCTTAAAAGCGTTCCCCCTGATGCACTGATGTCTGTACCGGTATCCGAGAAAGTTGAACCACTGTAGCACCTGATTATAAAGTCCATACACCCAACCCCTACTGTATCATACCAATTGAGATATATTCCGATTTTCCATCTTGTTATAGAGGTGTCTAATGCAGCTATTGATTTGGGTCTAACTAAAACAACTTCCTGTCCAGCAGTTGAGGTATTATCACCAGCCCAATAAATGAGTGTTGTTGAGGTATTTATGCCTGTCGTCGAGCCCACAGTAGATGTCATTCCTCCCCCTGGAGCATATCCAACATAACGGGTTGGTGCCCCGCTAGCATTTTTTATACCATCATAGGATGTACCAGTTCCTGGTTCAATGCCAGTGAATGTATCAGCATCACCTCCATTCAAAGTTCCTGGCCAAACATATCTGAACATCAGAACATCGGCATCACTACCGATGATAGCAGTAGATGGTCCAGTAGGCCTTCTTCCTAAGCTGGTCATGTAATATCTCTGGCTCATGATTTATCTTTCAATGCTATTCTTCTACCTCTTAATTTTAATGTTTTTAGAGTTCCGGGTTTCATCACATGGATTCTATTAAATTCTAAATGTATTATTTGGTTCAAATGATGGAAAGGGGTTAAATATGTTTCTTGACCCCATCCTATTTCAATCTGTACCCAGCCATCAGGTTTAACCTCCCAATCAGTTGATCCTTCAGCGAATTCTATCTCCCAAGTATCGTATCCCGGTTGGGGTCCAAAAGAAAAAGAAAATTCATCCTCACCTTCTGGAAGGGTGTTTTCAAAGTAAATATCAAAGTATGGAGGTATTTCATTTTGAACTATTACTGGCTCTAAATGTGTCATTATTTTTCTCTTTTAAGTTCTTCTATTTCTTTTCTTAAGTCTTTTATAGCCTCTATGAGAAGAGGTATAATTCTGTCATATCTTACCCCATAATATCCATCTTCTCTTTCTTTAACTGCATCAGGAAGAACTTTAATCAGCTCTTGAGCAATTACTCCAAGATCGTGACCTCTATTAACTTCATGAGCCTTGTCGTTCCAATCAAATTCCACTCCTCTTATGCTAGAGACCTTTTCCAAAGCATCCTGAATAACCGAAATATTATCCTTTAATCTTTCATCCGAAGATGAATAAGCAGTGATATCTCCTGTTGCTGTGATTGCTCCAGTTACTGCTAATGTACTGCTGTTATAAGTCAATCCTGTTTCTCCGTCTATCGAAGTAGCACTACCAGTTGCAGTCAATATTCTGTGATCTGCATTATTGTTTATTGTAAGTAAGTTACCTGTAACACTAGCGAGCCCAATGGTCCAGAAATATGTTGTTCCGTCGTAGTAAACTCCAAGAACGTCTTGTGAGTTTGCAGCGGATGTTGGGGTATAAGATCCTCCTCCAACTACTTGTGAACTAGAGGGAAGTACCATTGTTCTACCTCCAGTAGCATCTTGTTTTACTATTAATACCCCAGTATCTCCAGCTTCAAATTCGCTAAGTGTAAACGTAGTTACATTTTGATTTAAAGTAACTGTTGCATTTGCTCCAGATCTTAAAGGCCAAGAAAGACTTCCTGAACTTATGCTTAATGGATTTTGATAAACCCTTACTTTCCCAGTTACAAAAAGTCTCGTATTATCGAATGTTAAGTTAGGCTCCCCTTGGAAAGGCGTGGAATTGTTTCCAGTCATGGTAACAACATAGTTGTCGATGTTATTACTAGATATTGCTGAACTAGAAGCTCCCGAAGTTCCGGATGTTCCGCTTCCCCCGGAAGCTCCTGAAGTTCCGGATGTTCCGTTTCCACCGGAAGCTCCTGAAGTTCCTGAGGAACCTCGGGTTCCAGAAGATCCTGAGGTTCCAGAAGATCCATTAGCTCCTGATGCTCCAGAGGTTCCAGAAGAACCAGAGTTTCCTGAGGTTCCAGAAGATCCATTAGCTCCTGATGCTCCAGAGGTTCCAGAAGATCCATTAGCTCCTGATGCTCCAGAGGTTCCAGAAGATCCTGATGCTCCAGAGGTTCCAGAAGATCCATTAGCTCCCGATGCTCCAGAGGTTCCAGAAGATCCTGATGCTCCAGAGGTTCCAGAAGATCCAGAGTTTCCTGAGGTTCCAGAAGATCCTGATGCTCCAGAGGTTCCAGAAGATCCAGAGTTTCCTGAGGTTCCAGAAGATCCTGATGCTCCAGAGGTTCCAGAAGATCCAGAGTTTCCTGAGGTTCCAGAAGATCCAGAGTTTCCTGAGGTTCCAGAAGATCCTGATGCTCCAGAG